CAGAACTAATCGCTTGCCCTGTAACAGGGACATCGGCTCCTGCTCGACCTATGGCCTGACCTTGGACAACGGATAAAGCTATTCCTGTAGGGGTAACTAAAGCTGAACCAGTGACATTTTCATCACCAATTGCTGTGGTTAAACTTTGTCCTGTAACGTCAACATCAACATTAGTAAAGGCAACAACATCTCCTTGAGCTGAGGTTAGTGCTATTCCTGTGACAGGAACATTAGCGTCAGCGGAAACTGTTTCATCACCGATTGCTGTAGATATAGTTTGTCCTGTAAGAGAGACAACGGCAGATCCTGTAACAACAGAATCACCAATAGTTGTTTCAATAAGAGCTTCTGCTCCAACGACAATGGTCGTCTGACCACCTGCGGAAATAGAATAAGGACCAATTGCAGAGGATATTGACTGTCCTGTTAAAGATACAGTCACATCAGGTAAGAAGATAGTGACATCTCCTTCTGCTGGAGTTAGAGATTCACCTGTTGGGAAAGCAGTGACTCCTGCTCCAATTGCAACGGAACCTTGAGCACTAGATAAAACTTGTCCAGTAACTGTAACGTTAGCATCCGCACTAACGGTTTCGTTACCTATAGCTGTACTGAGAGATTGTCCTGTAAGTGTAACAACAGCACTACCAGATATAGTAGCTGTTCCAACAGCAGTGTTTAATGCTTCTCCAGAAAGAACAACTCTAACGTTCTTACTACCTTGAGCACTAAACGAATCTTCAGCAAAGGTTGTAGTTCCAAAAAACATAACTGTATCTTAGCCCAACTACAACAAAAGCTAAATGATTATATTAAGATATTCTTAATATAGCGTTAGATGAATCTGCTGTTGGGAACTGAATTGTAAATGTACCTGATGTTGAAGTCTTCACTGCACCAAAATCTAAAACCATAACTGCTGCATTTGTATTAGTTGTTGCAGTAGTGTTTGCGTTATAGATAACGGCAGCTTGCGCTGAGATTGTTGCACTTGTAAAACTTAAATCACTGAAATCAATGAATGCTGTTGCACCAGATCCTGAGGCACCTGAATTTGTCAATGCTCCACCACCTGCAGCATAAGTACCTGAAGCACCTACTTCGTTACCTGTAATGTACGCAGTAGTAGTAGCACTAAGGGTTGCAGAGTCTGTATACAAAGCAAGTTTAAAGGCGTCTCCACCAGATGATCGAAAATCGTGTTCGCCTTGTAATAGTTCTACTTTAAAACTATTGCAGACTGCTTGTGTAATGGCCATCTTTACTTACCTCCTGGAGTCACTGATTGTAACGGCACACGCAGGACTCCGTCTGCGTATTCGTCTCTTCGTTTCCTGCCCATTTGGGTAACAGATAAACCTTGTACAGCTTGACTGTACTTCTGATCGTATAATTGCACAAATGTAGGATTTTTCAAGTAGGAAAAGGCTTCAGCACATACACCATATATTAAAATTTCAGGAGCATTTGTAGAAAGAAAAGTTGTGGTATTTGTGCTTGATAATCTATCGGGTGTTTTATTATACCAGAGTTCTACTGTATAGGCAGCATCTGGTGTAGGTGCAAATATAAGGGTATTCTGATCCCAGTTTGCATAATAAAATGGTTTTCCTGTGTTATTAATTCTATCTACATTATATTCGTCAATAAAAGTTGTATCTCTTTGTTCTGCCCAAGTACGATCTTTTGTTGTATTATCAACAATTTGAACACCTCTCTCTAAATCAAAATCATCAGGTAAGGTAATAAAAGGACTGCCTATGGTAAAACTTGAAGTAGCAAATTTACGGAAAGCATCAAGATCAAGTTGTTTTTGTACTTTATTTTCAGTGTTAATTATAAATACATTAAGAATAGCATCTGTTAAAACATCAGATCCTACCTCTGTATAGTTTCTAACATTGCTAAGAAGTTCAGTATAATTCATGATATGCTCACAGTGACATTACCAACTTTAGCAGTAATTATCAACTTTTTGATTTCAGTAGAAGGCTGCATTCCATCAGATTCAAATATACTATCACCAGGTGCTCCGACAAATACTGTTACAGGTTCTTGTCTTGCTGGTCTTGGATCATGTAAAGCTACGGCATCTGCAGGATGATAAGGTGGATCTAGTTGTGGATGTTTAGGTTCAAAACATTCAGGACATGTAAATAAACCATTCCATTCTTGTCTTAGTTCAAGATATTTATATTGTTGACCACATCTATCGCAGATAGCTAGTGCAAATTTACCGTTTGCAAAAGTCATTTTACCCTACATAAAAGTCACGAGGCACAATGTGCACTGAAGTAGATTGACTATCTTCTGTTAATGCTCTTTGTAATTCTGCTTCGTATCTTCTTTCTAATTCTTGTGAACGTTCAGGAGCCACCTCTTGTGATGTGTAGTAGGCTAGTCCTGAAACTAAACAAGGTAAAAATCTGTAAGGAGCATCAGGAGTATTAGTGTAAACACCTGCATCTTCGATTCTTCCTACATAATAATAATTAATTTGTGTGTCAGTTGTATTAGGTGTTTGATATAATGTTATCGTAACATTTGATAAATTTCTTCTTACATAGTATTGACTAGGTGTACCTTGAGATGTTTTATTTGGAATATTTTCATACTCAGATCTAGAAATTTTAGTCATACTGGTATCAGTAGAACCATTTCTAAATACAACCTCCAATACATCAGATGCATCAGTGGGTGCTGTGTAAGTGTCAGTCCCCGCAGTTAAATTTGTTGTGTTGTTTTTTACTTTCCAAAGGTGAATACCTCGGTTGCCCCATTCAGAGAAAAGTAAATTAAGATTATCTCTTGCTGCGGACAGTTGATATCCTGTGCGCACATCCATACCACAACGGGCATAGGCACGCTCAACAAGCCTATCAATACTTAAATCAAATGCTGTGGTTCCCGAGGTAGCCATAAATTATTTTTTCTTCTTGTTTTTCTTCTTTACTTGTTTTTTTGCTTTACCGCCACGTTTCATAGCAACAGGCTTACCGCCTCTTTTCATGGCTTGTTTTTTCATTGGTCCCATGTTTTTTCTCCTTTTTAAAAAGTTTTTCGTAGTCATTTTGCCGAGTTTTTACGACATCATCATAATACTCAGTTGGCCAATTTTTATAATAACCTATCTTATGTAGTTTGCAACTTGCTTCATACAGCTGTTTGTATTTTTGCACAAGCATCATACTGTACATATACTCAGGTTCCCAATCACACTCCTCATGTGGATTTACAAGAAATTCTTGTTCTTCTACAGTAGCAGGGTTGCTGGGATGAAACCCCATAAAATATACATCTCGTTTATTATAGGTTTTATTGTAAAAATCTATCTTATCTTGAAATTGTTCAGCATCATATTGTTCCCAATAAGGGTCACAAAATATAATAATATCGTGTTGTTTTTTATTCCAATCCTTTAATACATTTGTAAGATGCTTCTCATATTTTGTTTTATCAGGTCTCACCTCTATACGAAGCTTATTATCTCTTCTCCATTTTGCAGCAAAAGGACATGCTGGGAAACCTAAATGTTGATTCATTGGTTCTAAGACATTCTTAGACCAATTGATTACATCACTTTTTATTTTTTCTGCTAGTTTTTTTCGAGACAATTGTTTTTACATTAGTGGGTTTTCCACCTGGATTGCCAGCAGCACGTTTTCTTCGTACTGCTGACGCTTTCTGAGATGTGCTCATACCTCTAGCCTTAGCTATTGGAACACATTTTGGATATTTTCTTTTTGAACCTTTAGACCTACCGCAGGGTTGGTATTTACCATCTTTTTTAGGTGCACCTATGTCCACCCATTTTTCTTTCACCCAAGCACGTAAACCTTTTTTTGCCATTACCAGATTTGGTTATAAATAGCCCATAGAACAACTAATACAAAAACACCAGCAATTGCCTTGCCTTTTTTGTTTAAGCCATTCCACTTATTCCATAATTTTACCATGATTTACCTCCTTAACTGAGTGTGGTTTCTTTCCTACGTATTACTCCACCACAAGCAGCAGCTATAATTTTACCGCCTCTGGCTTTTCTATTTGCAGAAACTTGTTTTCTAGATTGAGATATTTCGTTTACAGATCCACCGAATGCTTTCTTCTTTGGCTTCTTTTTACCACCAGGTGTTATTTTTCCAGAACATACTCCACTAGCATACATATTAGCATATGCGCTAGGGTAGACTGAAAATTTACGCTTTGCGGCGGCTTTTCCTTTTGCGCAAAGTTTTCCCATTTTTTTTACCTCCAGGTTTCATGATTTGTTGTTTCATTTGTGCACGTCCTATAGCCATTAAAACTCACTATAGTTTTTAATTAGAAATTCTTCCATCCAAGCCATCTTTTCATCAATTGCTTGAATTTGTACTTTTATAACGGCAAGATCCTGTTGCATTTCTGCAACACTATCTGCTTTAACTTCTACCGCATTTAAACGTTCTGACCACATACCCCATGTCATGGCTAAAGTGCCAAATAGCACTAGATAGGGTAATACTGTTCTAATTTCTAGTTTCATTTTGTTTTAGCACTCATGTTACTTAAAGGGTTATTTAAAGCCTTATTGATTTGTAAGTCAAGGTTTTCTTCTATGAGTTTTAACTCATCAAATATCTCTCTTGTATCAGCTTTTTGTCTGTCCTCAATGTCATTTACAATTTCGGTGATGTGACGGATGTCATTACTAGCGTTACGTAAATCCAGTTTCATATCTCCTTTAAGGTCACGTGCTACAGAAGCTACTAGGTTAATTTCATCTAATATCATATCTAATTCTGATTTTAAAACTGCTATTTCTTCATCATATTTAGATAAATCAGGAGCTGTGTATTCTTCTATCTTGGCTTTCATATCAAGATAATCATCATAAAACTTATATACTGTCCAACCACCACCGATGATTGCACCTAATAGCGATAAGATAATAAAGAATTTTCCTCCAGAAAACTTAATTCCCTGATACTCAATACTGGCCATTTATCATCTCCGTAATTGTATTTTCTTGTGCCATGTTAAACAAAATACCATACTGATCTTCTATTGTCTTGTTTAAATATTCAGTAACGTTTGTATCTTGTATATATGCTTGACTATCAAAAAAGGTTTTTGTATTGCCAAGTATCTGCATCACAATTAATGTTTTCATTTGAGCAGCATCATCATATTTAGCTTTATCATCTATTTTTTTAACGATTTTAGTAGCAGCTTTCTCTTTTTTTGTTACTTTAGGTTTAGATGATTTCTCTTCTTTTGGCTTTTCTTCTGGATCTTTTTCTTTTTCTTTTGGTTGCAGTTCTTTTTGTTCTGATTCCTGTGGTTCTTCTTGAGATTCTTCGATAGTCTCTTCTTCAGGTTCAGGTTCTACAACTACAATTTCTTCCATTTCCATTTCGATTTCCATCTCTACCTCTGTTTCAACCTCGACAATTTCAGGCTCAGGATCAGGTAAATTAATTTCAATTTCAGCTATTTCTAATTCAACACTTGCAAGTGTTACATCTTCTACTTCAGGTTCTACAGGAGTGAAGGATATCTCTCCTTCTTCCATACTAATATCATTATATTCAAACACTTCTTCAACAAAGTCTAATTCAACAGGATTAAAGATTTCTAAATAATATATTTCTTCTAAAGTTGTAATGTGTTGAGTAATAATAGTATTAATTACATTATAAAAAACATTAATGCTAACATCATCAAACATTGGACCAATGGCCATGTTGATATCTCTTCCACCAACCTCAACAATTATTTTATCTAATACGCCACTGAAATTGAAAGAACCGTTATAAGATTGGTAGCCTGTTGATACTCCAGATTCAGACAAGACGTCAGTGCCTGAAAAGACTGAAGTAGTTCCATTAAATCCTGAAACGTGCATGTATATTCTATCTTGAGCATCTTGTTTATCTACTTCAATTGAGTATTTGACTTCTCCACCGTTATCTATTTGTAAATCTGATATGTCAATGGTGTTGAAAAATGTTGTACCCATACCATCAACACCCATATTAGATGTTGAATTACCACCGCCTGTTATCTGTGCACATTTATCTGAACCTAACTGTCCGCAACTATTACCACTTGGTATACTTGCAGGACCTTGACCTCCCCAATCATAATCCATATCACCTTCTTTGTTTGTAGTGACATAATCATTACTACCATCAAGAATATCTCCTGAGTCTTCATTAGTGACGGTGGTGGTAGTAGTAGTTACTGTTGTAGTAGTAGTTGTAATTATTTCTGTGCCTTTGTCTTCTTCAGTAATGTCAATTTGTGTATCTTCTGTAATAGTTACTCCAGGAATACAAAGACCTTCTACATCAGGAAGACAATCAGCTTTAGAATAAGAGCAATAAAGAAAGAGCCATAAGACCAAAATTCTTAATATCATTAAAATCTCCTTCTGGTTTTTCTTCTACGCTAGCTTGTAGATATTCAGGTTTATATCTACTGCCATCTGGAATTTGATTAGGATTTTCTTCCCAATATGCTGCAGCTTCAGCACCAATTAAACCTTTTACAGGACACGGAGTCCCCGCATCCATCATGCTTGTCCAGACACGAGGGTCTTGACAAAGTAGAGCAACAGCCGACACTTTCATTCCAAAAGCGTACTGACTGCGAGATAGCTTGAGAAGCTGACATAGTTCGTCATCTACCAAAACGCCTGTAGCTAAACCTAAAACATTATTTTGTATACTTCCGCCAACGCCCACTTTACATATATCTGAATTAGAGTTTGGAATTACAGGTGCATTTGCTGTTGGAGGTGTATTATTAACCACAGTGCTCGACACGGTATTCGTCTCAGCTTTTATATCAGTTATTGTAGCTACTAATGTGAAGAAAAAGAGAAGTGTTAGAAGTAGTTTCACCTAGCATCTCCATCTTTTTCTTGCTTGTCGTAATCTTGAATTCGGATCTTTAGCTGCTTTGGGAAATTGTTTCATTTGACCAGCAGATCTAGCACAGTAAGATTTTCTACGTTTTGCAGCTTTACTACCTTTCTTTACTTTACCTGTAACAGCAGTTTTTAATTTAGAACCAGGATTATCTGCCCTGTATTTCTTTACTCCTGCTTTAGTCATTCCCGCCCCAGATTTAGTGGAGCGGAAATATTTTTTAGTTTTTGGTGGTTGCTTATCAGCCATATTCTACCTTAGCAATAGAAGAACGTCACCGCATCGATATTTGTTAAAACAGAAACATTAATGTCACTGACACGAATACCATTAGACGGGATATTTACTGAGTGCGTAGTAGATGCGTTGAAATCAAGATCAACAACAGTAGAACCACCATTACCATCGGTAACGGTGAGTCGAGGCGTGCCTGCCGCTGTTTTCAACTGTATCTGGCGGATACGTGCAGGACCAACACCGACAGAGCCGGTAGCAGTAATGCGTTTTGATTTTACGTCAGAATCAGCCATTATTTATCTCCTTACGCTATTGTTGCACCTTGAACTGAAGTTGCGACCCAACCAATAGTGCTATTCCAAACTAAAGTAGCTGATTCAGCTACTGCATCGAACGTAATTGTAGTTCCATTTGCAAAAGTAGTTGGAGTTAAAGTCCCATCTCCACCATCAACAATCATGTTAATAATTTTAATTTGACCTGAAGTTGTACCATCAGCTAAAGTTAATGCATCAGCTCCAGTAGTAGTTAATTCAGTTACTAAGTTAGTTAGATCAACTGCACCAGCACCTGATAAAGTTTGAACACCACCTGTAATACTTTTGCCGTATGTAGCATTAGTTGTGATTGCTCCTGTAGTTGCGTTTTTTGTTACAAAATCGAAACCGTTTTCGGATCTGACTGGACCTGAAAATGTTGTATTTGCCATTATAAACCTCCTAGGTTGTATAGACCGATCACATGGTCTCTATACCGTCTGACTAGCTCAGTCCATGTAATCTATTATGCTAGTTCTTAATTAGTACCATAAAAAAAGGGGGCGTGAAAGCCCCCTCATAAGTTTATTTATTGTGCGGACTATGCAGCACCTGGAGAACCAAATACACATCTAGGATCTGAGAAACCGAATGAGTATCTCTCTCTAGCTTTGTATCTTACGTTACCAGTGTCAAAGTCACCTTCCATAGATGTTCTAATTGGGGATCTTTGGAATAACTTAAATCCATTAGGAATGTCAGTCTTGATAAAGAATGCATCTGGATCTGTTAAGTAGTGGTTTACAACATAACCTTCAGGAATCATGCCCATATTTCTTGTGGCATTGATATCATTGTCTGCTGTGCCAACTCTTAACTGTGACTGTGTAAGTCTTTCAGCTACGAATTGTAACTCAGAAGGAATGATAAGCTTTCTTCCCTGTGTTGAAATTAATAAACCTCTTTCGTCAACAAATGCAGCGATGTCTATTAAAGACTGCTCCAATGAAGTTTCGTTTAGGTCAGCAGCAGTTGCTAATTCGTTTGCGAATGTTCCTGCTACAATTGGGTGTGCTGCAGAACAAAGTTCAACGCCGTCACCACCAGCAAAGTTACCATCAAACGCATTATTTAATACGTTTGCAGCTTTAACCTGCTTAGTGTTTGCCATGGAACGTGCAAGTGCTTTTGTGTATCTTGCTGAGATTCTGTCATAAAGATTATCTTCAACAGCTTCTTCAGTGATTGCAAAACCAAGTGCAATTGTTTCATGTGTGTAACGTGCTGTGAAAGTTTCTGTCGCATTGTCATAAACAATTGACCCACCTTCACTCTTTGTTCTCGCATTACCAAAACCTGATAACATTACTTCTTCTTCGAATGCTCTGTCGGAAGATTCTGTATCAAATATTTGTGAATGCTCTGCATCGTAACGTCCGTACTCCAGGCCAAATAGTGCGTTTAGACCGGGCTCTAACTCTTTAACGAGTTGACTTCTAGATATAGCCATAGTTTAACCTCCTATACGCCTGTTGTGTCTGTTAGTGAGTGTAAGTTAATCTTAACTTGAATCGCTGCATTTGCTGCAGTGAAGTCAGAATTTTCAACATCAGTTGAAAGTCCTACAACTCTAAAATTAGCGCCAGCGTTTGTAGTAAAAGTGCTACCGTCAACAACAACGTTTGAGATTCCATCAGTTGATGAACCTGCACTGTATGTTGCGATGTTACAGTTTGTACCTACTTGCGCTTGACCGCCGTTAGTGTCGTCAACTTTGACCTCGAATACTACATTCGGATCATCAATGACGTATGCTTTAATATCATCAGCTGCTATGCTGCCTGGATAGTGGTTACTCCAAGTTGGTTTACCTGTTGTTGGATCAGTGTATTCACAACCATTAAAAATACCAATAAGTTCAGCACCAGCAGTTGAACCGACATCAATAGCACCATTTGCGACCAATATTACAGGGTCGCCTTGATATATCGCGGAACCTTCATTATTCCCGATTTTGTACTCATTCTGGCCTTGACCATTGTAAGCAGCACCGAGCATCTTGACAGGCTTGAATCCGTAATATCCAGCTTGATTTGCCATAGTTCTTCTCCTTTATTATTAAGTGTGCTTTATTCGGTCTTCTTAGGACCTCCAAAAGACACACGACTCTGCCTATCAACATTGACAGGCATGCTTGGATGTTGTTCCCTTAAAGGATCTGTTTCCCAAGCTTCAGTCTGTTGATCAGTCTTTCGCTTGTAGTGAGCATTACGCTCTAAAACAGTTTCTTCAGGGATTCTTGCCAATAGCAAGTCACCTACGCTGATGACACCCTCATAAGCTTTGATACTTCCATTGTAAGCAGCGTATAAATTGCCGGTATATTGGTCAGCTCTGACTAATTCCCAGCCCTCTCTGAGTCTAGCGTTGATATTTTTAGTATCATCCGCTCCATTTACACGATGACGAAGCCATCTTTGCTTATATCCATCAGGACATGGTGGTGCGTCTAATTGAGACGGTGGCTGCCAAGGTTTTCTACGTTCCTCGGTTGCCCTTGTTTGTGCACTTCTTGGTGTTTTATTATCTGTCATGTTGTACCTCCTAAACGTACTTAGCATATTCACTTAGAGGAACTCCAAGCTTATTTGCTATTTTTACCTGACTAGGAGTTAACCTAACAGATTTGCGCCCACTGGTTGCAGACCTTGATGCAGAGGCAACGGGTTGGGCGATTTTGTTGCTTCTGGTAGCCTGATCCTCGCCCTTCGAAAAGGACTCTGGAAACTTGTTTTTAACTCTATTAGTTAATTCATCATAGTAGTCATCTGATTCAGTGTCAAACCCTTCTGCTACTAAACCACGATGAATTCTTTGAGCAAAATCAGTCATTTCTTCATCTTGTCTAAACCACGTATTCTTTTCAGCCCAAGCTAATGCTTTAGATGAAGGTTGTGGTCTACTTTGTGGTTGTTGAGGAGTTGACTGTTGATCAATTTCTTTTTGAAATTGTTCATATTCTTGCTCTTTTTTTGACTTTGTAACTCTAATTCTTTCAGCCTCTAAATCTAATTTAGTTAAAGCTTGGCGAGCTTCTTCTTCAAGTTGAAAATCACCAGCTTCTCTAGCTCTTATCAAATTTTGACGTGCAAGATCAGAAGCCATTTTATTTCGTACTTCACTTTCAGACATATAACCTTTGTCAATGTCATAAGTTTTCTTTTTAGCTTCTGATAGTTCTTTTTGAACGTTTTGAGCATACATGAAAGCAGCCTCTTTTTCTCTTTCGGCTTCTCTCAATTTCCAAGTCATTTTATCAATTCGTTTTTTGACTTTATCTGAGTATTGATCCATTTCACCTTGTTGTTCTTCTTCCTGAACTTCAGGCTTTAAAGGATCTTTTTCTTCAGTTTTTACTTCTTCATACGTGTCGGGTTTTACTGTGCCGTGAGACTTATCTTCAAGTTCTATTTCAGCACCTTCACCTGACGTATCCAAATCGACCATTTTGTCTTTCTGAGCAGATGTTATTTCTGTTTGCATGGTACCTCCCATGTTATAGTATTGTTAGTATGTCCTCTGGATTATCCACTGTGCCGAGTATCTCGTCATCATTGAGTAATCTTACTTCCCCACCTTCAATTTTAAGTCTAGATCCTGCGTATCTGCCAAACACAACCCAATCACCTTGTTTACACCAAGGACCATTAGGAAACTTTTCTTTATCTTGATATGCATCTGCACCGACTGCTAAAACCATAGCAACAGACGCTGTTAATTGTGAGTCTTCTAAAGTCTTATCCGTTAAAATAACTCCACCTTTAGTTTTTTCTTTTGCTTTAAAAGGTAAAACTAAAATTCTCCAACCAACAGGTTGTGGAAGTTTTTCTAATTCTTTTTTATCTTCTGCTACGCCCTGTGAAGGGTTTGCCATTTTTTTCTTTATGTCCTCAGGGACATATAAAGTCTTAGTCATCTATTTTCTCCTCTTGATCCAGCAGGCGAGAAATTTCCTGTTGGCATATGTCAAGCATATGTAACTTTCCTTGAATATACTTGTAATCTTCAAAGTTTTCAACCCCTTGTGTCAAATGTTCATGAAGTTGTTCTTTGAGTGTTTTTAGTTCTTTTTGATAATTATGAATTACAAAGATGCTCATACGTAAGCATTAACTCCTGGTATTCTTTTTTCAAAAACTTTATTTTGTCCATCTTTAGCACAATGCCATGTTTGTTCATGACCTTGATTAACTCCATAATTATTCCTTTGCATTTTACCTAAGCCTGATTTTACTGCTTCAGCTACTGAATTAAGAGCATAGTCATCACCAACCATAACACCCGTTTGTTTTAGTTTAGGCCACCAATTGATAATATCATCTTCGACAGCGTCATATTCATGTGCACCGTCAACCATAATATAATCAACAGATTCGTCTTTAAATTGATTTAAAATTTCTTCTGAATCCGATCTACCTTGACAAGGTATAACCATATTTCTTCCAATAAAAAATTGTAAATTATCTTTGAATATTGATGAGAAGTCTTTTGGTAGTTTTATATTAGCATGTTCTGTTGAACCTTCAAAAGTATCAACGCAATATATTTTTACATCTTCTTTTCCCGCATTGTAAAGAGCGGTTGCAAGATAGTGTGTCGATCTACCTAGAAAAGATCCAATTTCTACAATGACACCATCATCGGCTATTTGATCTACAACGATGTCGTAAGTTTCTGAGTAATTGAACCACCCAGGTATCGTAAAATAGGTGTGTTTCATAGTTAAGAATATCCTTATTTGTTTGTCTTAACTATTTGTATCTTTTTATAATTAATTTTCAACCCTTGTGGTGTTGGTCCTCTTTTAGGAGGAACTGTTGTTGTTAGTTTCTGTTTCTTCATGTTCGCATATGGTGCATTCGCACATACAAGTTGAACAACAATGGCATAAGCAGTCACACTTTATGCATTTTGTTGTCATTTCTTTTTAGTAATTAAACCCATAGCACCTTTTGCCCCCTTGATGCCGAAGCTGGCCGAGCAGGCGATATATAAGAGATGCTTATAATAATCAGGGAGTGAGTGTAGTGCCTCAAACCCTGCTTTAATGTGTGGAGTCCATCCGGGAATAAACACTGCCACCGCTGGAACCAACAAGCATATTAAAATTAGTTCGTCTTTCCACGATCCCTTCATTTGGTCAACTGCAGTAGCCTCCCAGCTAATTTTTCCTGCTATTTGTTGTTCTTTTAAGCTTTTTTGTGCCTTAATTTCAGTCAAAGCAAGATCCGCTTTTGCCTTTTTAGTCTCTACAAAGCCAGTAACAGCGTCTTTAATCATTCCAGCTACTGGACCAGCTAATAAACTAATCATTTTGACCTCTATTTGGTTGATTT